GCTTGCATGGCTGGTGCTGAGCGTTGTGGATTTGCCAACGTTGAAGCAGTTGAGGTAGAGTTATCTAGGTTTGCGAAGCGACCAATGAAAAGGCGAGTCCACCATACTCGTCGTCGCTGAGTGATCGAGGAGTACCCCACTCTCGTATTTCCCTTTCTCCGAGGGTGGGGGAAACTTGTTACTTAACCCAACCTAAGTTTGTTGCCCGCCATGTTGAAGCGGAATGATTTGCTTCTACGCCTTTGCTGGTTGCGTTGTCGTCGTACAGCCGCAAAATATATATGCAAGGGTCTTCGCCTTCTGAGAACTGTTCATCTTCGGTTGCTGTTGTTGGTAGCCCGTCATGTATTTCGCATACGGGTGGTGAACAGAAATTGTTTTTGTATCCGTACTGTAACCATTCGTCGAACGTCATTTGGTTTTGTCCTTTGTGGTCATTGGTTGTGTTTGGTGGTTGTTTGCGCATGTCGGTGGCTCTGACAGTTTGATGTGGGTTGTGATCGTGTTGCCACAAATAGGGCAAAGCCAAGTTTGTTTCACGGCTAAGCGTTAGAACGGTTCTTCTGCTGGCAGAGGTTTTGTTGGTGCTGGTTTCGGCGCCGGTTTTGTTTTGCTGACGTTCGTGGTGCCTGCTGGTGCGATTGACCATAGTTCTGCGTCATCAAATTTGGCGACCCGTTTGCCGAGGATCACAGTTTTTGTGTCGCCTGCTTTAGTGGTGACTTCGACTTCCATATCTGGTTCGCCTGCGAACTCTTTGATGCGTACGCCCCATGAGTCGTCTTTAAGTTTGTAGAATGATGCTGACATGAATGTTCCCCCTTTGAGGTAGTTTTGTAGTGGATTAGATATTCGGATCAGAGTTCCGTACCCTGAGCCATTGCTATTTTCATTCGTTCAACCATCTGTTTGTAGGTTGATAGTTCTCGGTTGATGTCGATGGATGCTTGAACTGCTATGTTCAATTCCCGTACCAGTTTTTCGTTTTCTTGTTTTAGTTCGTCACGTTCTTCACGTACACGATCTAAACTGTTTTGCAGGTCGTTGCAACGTGCATCCCACATCGCTAGTTCTGACATCTGTGCATCGGTCATAACCCCATCCTAGTCTTATGTTTACGGCTGTGTAGTAATCTTCGGCGTTCAGCGGCTGACTTGCCACCCCAGACACCGTACATGATTTCGTTATCAAGAGCGAACCTTAGACATCGTTCCCGTACAGGGCAGTTTGCACAAAACTTTTTTGCTGTGCTAACAAGGTGCCTTTCACCGATCTCAGGGAACCATGATATGCCGTCGCTGGTGTGGCATTTGGCGTTGTCCATCCAATCTGTTTCTTTGTCAACCAGTTGGAATGATGCGAGTATTTCCCCCATTGCTTCACTTTCCCCAGGGTCGGAAGCCGTTTCCGCTGGTTTTTTGGGCGTAGTCATAGATTGTTTTGGCGGCTTTAAGGTTTGTTAACGGATCGAATAAGTCTTTACAGTAGTTGATTATCCCCAATGTTTGCAAGTATCCGTTCGGATACCAGCGTGTAGGTAGGCACCATGATCTGTCGTTGATTTGGGTTAAACCTATGTCGGTTGACCCGTCGGCGTTCAGGGTGGTGTTGTGGGCTTGGGTTAGGCACCTTGATTCTCGATGAAGGATGTAATCCAGTTGAGGTAACTGGTCTAGTTCCCAGCCTGCTTCAAGGGCTGTATCCCACCATTGTGGGCATAGGGCTTTAGGTTTGGCTACCGCTACAGGGTCGCGCCAGACGCGCTGTATTGCGTTCTGAGCGACCAAAACAGGGGGTGGGCTGTTAGGTACAGGGGTCTGTTCAGCGAGGCTTGTAACCCCACCTACAGTCAGGGTGACTGTGAGAACGGCGAATAGCCGTGAGAGTGCATCCATTAGATTCTCCTACCTTAGTTGATTGGTTGTGAGTCTTATTTTATAAGGGCTATAAGTTCTGCGAACTCGTTGAGTGTCATCAACACTATCCCGTCAGAGTTACCTTCGGGCATGGCGATCATTGCGAAAGGTCTGATGTCACCCAACGCTTTAGAAGCATCCGATTGCGTTTTCGCCGCACGAAACCTGGTTTCGATAGGGCCGACTTGCGCACCGGCTTTAACTTCAACGCGAAAAAAACCGGACCAATGTTCTTCATGCCGAGAACCTGCGTTACCTGTCGCAGATAAACCCAGTTTGCGTCGGGCATGTCGGGCTTTAGCATCACCTTTAGTTCGATTCCTTTTCCCCCGAGCCGCAGGATCGTTACATCCACGTACCCGTCGCTTACCGTCACGAGATGGGCGACCGAGCAACCCGAACTTCGGACATTCAGGTAGGTTGCATTTCTCACGGTTGCCTTGACATTCCCCTTTGCGTTCATCGGTCATTGAGGGTCAAGGGTTTCGATGAGTTCCCAAACTTCACCTTTGGTCATCTCGTTCAGATCGTTCAACGGATGCTTCACCGAACCGACAGCCAACTCTAGTTTGGCTTCAGGTGTGTCGAAACCTTTAGAGTTCATTAACGCTTTCAGTTTCGCCAACTGTGTACCACCCACCTTGCTGTCAGGGTTTGATGGTTTCACGTTCGGGTTATGTACCGGTTCTACGGGTGTTGCTTTGAACGTTTCAACTATCGCCTTTTCTGCTTCGGCGTTGGTTAACGGTTTCGGTTGTTCTTTCATTGATTTGAAAGCGTCACGCAACTTCGCCATGTCCGCTTCTTTTAATCCGATCAACAGTACGCCTGCCTGTTTCGCTACCTCGTTCGGGTCAAGGTTCGCTTCTTTGCAGGCTGCTTTGAATCGGTCAATGTTTTCTTGGCTGACAACACCGGCAGGTTTAGGTGCCGTGGCAGAATGTTCTTCCCATTCGGACTTGGACCAAAGTGAGAGACAGATACCGAACCGCATAGATGCGTTGCGTAGGAAGTCGCCTACAAGTTCTTTGTCTAGATCAGGTTTGTCCGAGCGCACCGAACCGACACCCAACATGGTTTTGCCGAGGATAGTTAGATGCCCCCACATGGTTGCCATGCCGTTTGTTTCGGTGATCGCTGGTCTGCCGTTCACGAACTCGACAGGCGACCAGTTCCACATCGGATCAATGTCAATCAGGATGCGGTTGATTTCTGCGTGACCTACGAAGTCGAGCGTGATGCCGCCTCGTGGCAGTTTGCCGACGATAGACGGATCAGGTACACCGTATGTGCTGAGTATTTCTTTTAGTTCCATTGCTATTCTCCTTTGGTTGCCACACGTAACGTGCGGATGGTTGTTGTTTTCTTAAATTTCTCTACTAACGCTGGGTGTTCTTGTTCAAGTTTCTTTTGATCCAACGATGTGCGTTCAGATGTTTTCCAAGTCAAAGCCAAAGTGCCGTTCAATGTGGCGTACTCGGCTTCACCCATCAGGCCGCACAGTTCTGCTTTGATTCTATCTTCGGTTGCTTCTAGTTCTTTCATCTGTTGTTTAACTTGTTTCAACGCAACGATTTGTTGTTTCATACTGGAAGGCAGTTCGACTGTGGTGTTGACACCTTGCGGGTATTGGGTTGAGATATGCCGGTAGGCGTACTCTGCGCCGTCAGGCAACATCCCTAAATCTATGGCTGCCAAAAACTTTCGGCAAGCGTCAATGTGTTTCTGTTTCTCATCTGACGAAACCTTTTGTACATGGTGGTGTAGTTCCAGGTCTGAGTCAAAGATCGCCCAATCGATAGAGAAAACGTTTGCGCAGATCGCCTGCTGTATACCTTGCCAATACCAGTAGTCGGGCAGTTTCCCATCCCAACGTTTCCTTGTGGTCTTAACTTCGATGACTTGGCGTTGGTCGGGTTCATCCATGCTTAACGCATCAAGCGTTGACATGAGACGTACACCATCTTCTTCGTAGCAGTACAGCACATCTGGTGTGTACAAAACTTTGTTCAGTCTGTCTGCCGCCCATTTGATGAGTGTCGGTTCAAGCCGGTTGCCTCGGTCCATTGCCGAGTTCGGTGCCTCAGGTTGTGGTGGTTCAGGTGCCAACAGTTCTGTTGCCAGGTCTGCCGCGGTTTTGAATGGGTGCGCACCGTGGACTACAGCGGCTACTGATGCTGTGATTTGTGGTTCACCTGATTCGTTTTTCCATCGGGCCGCCAACCAGTCGGCTGTGCCGTGTTCAGGTTTAATTCTTGTGTACCAGTTCTTATTCATTTGTTCCCCTTTGTTTGGTTTAGTTAAAGCATACGGTGAGGGTGTTGCAAAGTCAAATCAATTTTTGCTTGATCCAAAACTTTTACGTTCTGCACCATAGACACAGGGATATGTGTCACCATCCCTATAGTTTTAAGATTTGGTACCTCGTCAGGCATATATGAACCGGTGATCGAAATGTACCCTGGCAAACATTCAGGCCACAAGAACCCTACCGACACAACATGGCAGGCTTCAGGTTTGTAGGTTTCTATCTCGATCCAGCCGTTATCGGAATCGTATGCGTCTATCCAATGAACGGACACAAGTGACCACGGGCAGGACATCAGTTTTCCTTTGGGAGATATTCGTAACTGGCGTGGGACATGGACATGATGCGACCGTCACGGGTTATCGCAACCCAAGTCGGGGCGTCAGGGTCACAGACACATGACGACACTTTCGTTTCATCATGCTCGATGATGGCGTCACAATGTTGGCAGCAAAGTCTCATAACCAGCACACATATTCTGACGTTACACGCCCTTTGATCGGGTCAACGAAATGCAGGCGTTGGCTGGGTTTGCCGACCGCTGCGATGAACGTGCGGGCATACTCGTTGTGGGATTCAGGTGAACCTGTTACGAACACTCGACCACCGTTCGCCATCGTGAGTGCGGTAGGTGTATGAAAATGCCCCATGTAGCAGTCATGGAATGGTTCTACGACACCTGTGGACCATGCCGAAACTTTGCGCAGAATAGAACCGAACGCACCTATTTCGGCATGGTCCACAGGTGTCGTAG